TACCAAACCGTAAGAGCCGTTAGCAGGGTAAGCTCATGCGGCCTAACCTTAGTACGAAGTTCGGGCAGTATAATGTCCGCGTGTTTATACGCTTCAATCTTTGCGCGGTTCTCTTCGCTCATCTTTGAAAATACGCTTCTCTGTATCATCGGGCAGAAAAGTATAGGTTAGCCTTGCAGTCCTCTTCGCTAAGGTCCTCTATCTCTAAGATAGCTTCGTACTCAGCGCGGTATAAGAAATCGCCTTGATCCTCTAAGCCGAAGCCGTAAATGTCTACTACTTCCTTAGACTCTTTGTAAATCTCGTTTACAATGTCGCGCCCTGCGTAGTGGCTCTCATTGACTACCTCCCGGAAGTGTTCCATATAAATAGTAGCCGTGCCGGTTATCATTATGGTAATGCCGGGCGAGTGCCTACTATCTACGGGTATTACGTCCAGTTTATACTCTACTTCCACGGACGATACTTCAGCGTCCGCCGGTAAGCCCTGAATGTGCCAGGTTGCAAGCTGTTGTTTAATCATGGTTTAATGTATTTGGTTGGGACGAATATAAACAAGTTTTTAGATAGCGGTTAATTTTTAACATTTCGTACGCGTTTTAACACTTTTTACCCCTTTTTGCGAAAAGTTAGAAAAGCCGTTTATATTTGTGGCTCACCAAACTCTAACCAATGGACAGTAAAAAAGCAGTCCCGCAAATCCGAAAGGAAGAGGTAATAAAGGTTAAAGACTCTTTAGCCTTGGACCTTGAGCAAATCAATTTCTTTCTCAAACGAACCCCGCCCAGGTACACGCGCAAACGTCCAGCGAAAGGCGGCGGCCAATGGACCTACGTAAGTGGAGGCTATGTAAAGAAGGTTCTAAACCTTGCTTTTGGTTGGGACTGGGACTTCGAGATAGTGGATGAGATTGTAAACCTTGAAGCTCGGCAAGTAATCGTTAAAGGACGGCTAACGGTCCGGAGTAACGAGAAAAGCATAGTTAAAATGCAATACGGCCGGCAGGACCTTAAGTTCAGAAAGGGAACCGATACGCCGTTAGACCTGGGCAATGATTTGAAAGGTGCGGCTACGGATGCGCTGAAGAAGTGCGCGGCCGATTTAGGTATAGCGGCGGACATCTATAACCCCGAAGAGTACAAAGAGATGGAAATAGTAGAAGGCGAAGTACTGAGCCAAGACGAGGTTAATAGAGAAGAAGAGGCAAAGAGAACGGCGCAATGGATCGCGGCTAATCCTTGGGACATTGTAAAAGCCTCTATTACGCCGCAGGAACTATCGAACCCAATCATTAACGAGGCATTCACCAAAAAGCGCGGAGCATGAAAGCATTTAAGATAAGAGCAAGCGAGGCCGGAAAGATTATGGCCAGCCCCAAAAAGAACGAGTTACCCGTAGGCGCTCAGACCTATTTAAGGGAATGGTATATATCTGAGAAGTACGGCCGCCGTATGCCGGTACGCACGGACCAGATGGACAAGGGCATACGCTGCGAAGAGCAAAGCATAAGCCTTTTGCAGTTGGTTGAAGAGAATCAAATACTGTACAAGAAGAACGATAAAAATTTATCGAACAAATGGGCAACGGGTACGCCTGACCTTCTAACAGACGAAGAGGTATTAGACATTAAAACCGCTTGGACCTTTGACACGTTTTGGAAGGCTGAGGGCGTACATACAAAAAGCGGTATGCTAACAGACTACGGCTGGCAGTTAATGGTCTATATGTGGCTTACGGGACTAAAGCACGCTCGGTTAGTCTATACCCTCATAAACACCCCAGAGGACACTTTAATAGGCTTAGAATCTGCAGCGCGTTGGAAATTCCAAGGCATGGACGAGAACCCCGAATATGATGTATACTGTAAGCAGCTCAGAAAGATGCACGTATTTGATGACATCGAAGTAGACGAGCGGGTACGCATCTGGGACCTTGAGTATAGCGAAGAACATATAGAGCAGCTGAAAGCACGGGTAGAGCTATTGCAAGAAGCGGCGGAAAACTTTGTGCTGAAATGATCGGCTTTGAAGAGCAGACCCAGCCCCTAACAGCTTGGGAGCAGCATAACCTTCTGCCGGTCATGCTCGCCGGACTACGGACTAAGGTAGGCCAGGACAAGGCCGTAACATCTGCTGCTATTATAAAAGCGCTGAAGGCAGAGCCGTTTAATTTTAAGGTAAACGGTCCAAGGGTCCGAAAGGTTATTAACTACATTCGCCTAAATGGCCTGGTCCGCAATCTCGTTGCAACGTCTAAAGGGTACTACATAGAGCAGGACCCCAAGGCGGTAGAGGCGTATAAGCAAAGCCTACGCGAACGGATCGGCGCTATAGAAGCAGTCTTAAACTCATTCGACTAAAAACAAACAAATGATCGAACTAAATGCACTCGGAACCCTCGGCGCAGATGCCGAGCTAAAGACCCCTAAGAACTCGGATAAGCTCGTAATAGAGTTTAACATAGCCACCCGCCACCCCTGGCAGAAAGATGAGCAAGGCAAGGCCGCTACTATATGGGTGCGCTGTTCTTATTGGATTCGTCCAGAAAGCAAAATACTTACGCACCTGACTAAAGGCACTAAGCTATTTGTAAAGGGCGTCCCATCGGCCCACGCTTGGAACGGGGACCAGGGTATACGGACCCAGCTTCAGCTAAACGTAAAAGAACTACATTTCGCCGGATGAGAGATAACGCCGCTTTAGAAATAGTCCTGAGCGCTGTGAACTCTGTATACGGTGCTGCTTATACCCTGGAAGATGTGTACAATGGAACGCGCTACAGACCTTTAGTAATGGCCCGGCAGGTCTATTGGTATTTAAAGCGCACTTATTCCAAAACCTCTACGCTTCACTCTTTGGGCGCTGAGTTCGGTAAAGACCATGCAACGGTACTACACGGGCTTAGGAATATGGAGGGGCTTGTAGACATCCGGGACAAGACTATACTGCGTATTCTGTATCTGTGTGAAGATGGCTTCTGCATGATTCTGAAACGGACGGACCAGGACATAAAGGAAGCTAACTTAAAGATGGAGCAGAAAATGACGCTGTATACACAAAGGGAACGCGCCAAGGTCCGGACCACTAAGCAGACGGCTAAGGCTTCGCTGTACCATATGTATAAGCTGGTCAGTAACGACAATCTTATGCCGGGCTGGTTAAGGTTTAAGGCAGAGCAGGAATACCGAAAGGCGCTTAAAATGCTTGACGTTTGACCGTCAGACAGAAAAAATGCAGGATCTGTAAAGAATGGTTTAAGCCCAGGTATAGCACCTTGCAGCCGGTTTGCGGTAACCCTAAATGCATTTTAGAGTTTAAGAAGCAGCAGGACGCTAAGAAGCGGAAGGCTGAGACTAAGCAAATGCGCGAAGCTCTTTATACGTATTCTACTTGGCTTAAAAAACTGCAAGTAGTATTTAACAAGTACATAAGGGAACGAGACAAGGCTAAGGGCTGTATAAGTTGTGGCCGTAGTTTTTCCGGTAAGTATGACGCTGGCCACTTCTATAGTGTCGGTAGTCATCCAGAACTAAGATTTGACGAGGACAATGTACACGGCCAATGCGTCTACTGCAATCAGCATAAGCATGGGTCTATCGCTGAGTATAGCGAAGGTTTAGAAGCTCGGATAGGTGTAGATAGGTTAAAGGCTTTAAGAGGCCGTAGAGGGCAAAATTTAAAGCTGAGTATACCGGAGATAAAGGAAGAGATCAAACACTACAAACAAAAAACTAAAGACCTTGAGACACGGAAGCCTATTTAGCGGCATTGGTGGGTTTGATCTTGCGGCTGAATGGATGGGCTGGGAGAATGTGTTTCATTGTGAATGGAACCCCTTTGGCCAGAAAGTACTTAAACATCATTTCCCTAAAGCAATATCTTATGCAGACATCACCGAAACAGATTTCAATGTTCACAGAGGAAGAATTTCAGTCTTGTCAGGCGGCTTCCCTTGCCAACCCTACTCAAGTGCTGGAAAGCGACTTGGAAAAGAGGATGAACGCCACTTGTGGCCCGAAATGCTTAGAGCAATTCGAGAAATTCAGCCACGTTGGGTTGTGGGCGAAAATGTTCTCGGCCTTGTTAATTGGTCAGGCGGGTTGGTTTTCCACGAAGTGCAGGCTGACTTGGAAGCTGAAGGGTACGAAGTACAACCGTTTATACTTCCAGCTTGTGCAGTCAACGCCCCACACGTCAGACAAAGAGTTTGGTTCTGCGCCTATTCTCCCGACTCCGATGGCTCAAGAAGGGGGAAAGATAACGGGCAAGGAAAACCAAGACAGCCTAACGAAAAGAGCAAGGGAACAAACTGGCAAAACTTCCCAACTAAACCCCCAATTTGTGGAGGAGATGATGGGCTTTCCAGAGAACTGGACGGCATCACCTTTTCAAAGTGGAGAAACGAATCCATCAAAGCATACGGAAACGCAATAGTACCCCAAGTGGCGCACCAAATATTTAAGGCTATAAAAGAATATGAAGACTTGTACAAGCATTAGCGGCGGTAGGACCTCGGCGTACTTGGCGGCTAACTACCCAACGGATTACAACGTATTTGCATTGGTCCGAACAGATGACCCAGCGTGTAAGTTTCCAGACAAGAAGCTAAGGCAAGCGGTAGAGGATCGTATACAAAAGCCTTTTGTAGGGACTTTAGAAGATGACCTAATAATAAATACCATATTTGATTTAGAGCAGCACATAGGCCGAGAAATAAGCTGGGTCAGTGGTATAACCTATGATGAAGTAGTAAAAAGTAAAGGCGGCTGGCTGCCCAATAAGTTGCATCGATATTGCACTACATGGATGAAGTTAGATCCTATATTTTATTGGTGGGCTGAAATTATTGGGGAACCCGTAGAAATGCATATAGGCTTTAGAGCTAACGAGGGCAGAAGAGCTAAAACCATGCAAAAGAAGCTAAATGCTAACGGCCTCTTAGAGTTTAAAGCCACATTTAACAAACATAAGGACGGGCGCAATAAATGGGAAGTAGTAGAATGGCAGCGGCCTACTTTTCCCCTTATTGAAAACGGCATTTTTAAGGATGACATACAAGCCTATTGGGATAAGAACCCCGTAAGGTTTGCACCCTTTAACAATTGCGTAGGGTGTTTTCATCGTAACCCAATCTTTTTACGCAAAATGGCCGAGGCTCACCCTAATAAAATGGAATGGTTCGCACAGCAGGAAGAATTAGACCGTAAAGGCCAATGGAGATCAGATGTAACCTACAGAGATATTATAAAAAGCCAGCTACAAATAGAACTGAGCTTCGATGATTTTAGCGAATGTGATAGCGGCTACTGCGGACTGTAACTACTGCGGCGTACTTACGTTTAAGTTATCGCGCGTCTTTCTCGGTGTGCTGTTTACCCTGGACCTACTTATACTACCCTCTGGACATCTGAAAGCCATAAACGTATTTACATAAGTTCTGTACTCGCCTATCTCGGTCAGCTCTTCAGAACCGCAGCAAGGGCATTGCGGCTTACTACTGTCCTCCAATAGTCCAATGTTTGGATGTGGTTGTATGTAGGGTCTAAGATGCATATATACATCTTCAAGTACGTATACGTCCTTAATGCAGTATTCATCCATCATATCCAGCGCCTCAGAGCTGCCCTCTATGCATCGCTTCCAAAGACCTTTAGGCGTGTCCATCTTGCCGTCTATTCCTAAGAAGTCTTTGGCTATATAGTCCAGTCTATTACTCGTAATGTTAAACTTTTTCCGGGCGTGCTTTAAAGTGTCTATAACCTGGTAAGGACTGGGCAAGCCTAAACGATGCTTTAGAAAACGGGTGTTCATGCGCTTAACGTCAAACTTCGCGGCGTTGTGAGCTATGATTATATCCGCCTCTTCAATCATTGCCCAGAGCGCTTTAACTACTCGGCTATCATCATCCGCTTTGATTTCTTTGGGCGTAATCTTCGCGCTATAAACCTTGTCCTCAAACAGCCATTTTGCGGCCCAGGTCAGTATTAGCCAGTCCTTTATTATGTTATCGGTCGGTATGTTCTGCCCCCATATACCCCAGGTATAGGCTATTATCGGGCTGGTTTCAATATCAAATATTAAAACCTTAGCATACCTATAAGGGCGCTTAGGCTGGGTTTCGCCTCGGCTCCGGTCCCTTATTTCAAATACTTTGCCTTTGTTCCTCCCGGTCCTGCCCATGTAATACCGCATCATGTACCGGATGTTCTCTACTTCCCCGCCGTGTATGGCCGCGTACTCTTTAGCCAGCGTCTTTATACCCTTAGGGTTTTTAGGTCTGTTCAACTCGCCTAAATGCTCTCTAACGAATTTTAAGACTTGTTCTTTATTGGCCATAACGTATAATAAAAAAGGGGCGTAATAAGCCCCCTAATCTTCTACAAGCAAACTCCCAACTGTTACCGGGTCCAAGTGCTGTACCCTCTTTAATCTTTGGCGCTCTTTGTTCTTCGCCCACTTCACTTCATCAGGCGTAGAGGTATTGCCGAGGTTCGCAAACATCCGGGCGTTCTTCTCTAAAACCTGGTCTATTTGCGCTCTTACTTCTGGCTCTTTGTAGTATCGCGTATTCATTCGGTCCATAGTCTGGTTATACAAATTTACAAAGGTTTGAAAGTTAGTGAATTACTCAGCCCAAAAATTTGGACACTACGCGGAAAGCTAAAAGACCCAAACCCCCGTAAATTAACCAGCTCTCCCAGTTAGGACGAGGCGTGTACTTAATGACCGGAGGGCCTTCGATAGTCTCGGTTATTCGGATAGTATCGCTCTTACATTCGCCGTCTACTATTAGCGTGTCGTGAATACGTCTAATCTTAATTTTAAGGCGTTCGCGCTCTATTGTTATAGTGTCAATAGGAAGAGCTACTAAAGTCGTTTCTACGCGCTCCGGAGGCGTTATTATAACCGTGTCTACTACCGTTATAACCTGAGTCTGGATTATAGTCGGGTCCTTGGCTATGGCTTTTCTTAAGTGCCAGTTAGCCGAGCAGCTAACAAGCGTAAAAAGAAAGGGGATAAATAGCAGCGCAGTTCTCGCCGTACTCGTCCCAATAGCGGACCACAAAGTAGAGGAATTGCCCTTGTATCGCATATTCTACCTTAGCGGATGGTGTCGGCGGCATGGTAGGCCGAATCTTTGGGCAAGTGGTCTAAGATGTCTTTTTCAACCTGAGGCAGAAAGAACTTTAATTCAATCCAAGCAAACAGAGCAAAGGCCAGCAAGGCAATAACGATAAACTGCAAGGCATTAAATAGAAACTGCTTCATGCCCCCACTTTGTTAAAGAACTTATCGTATAGAGCTTCTACAAGTTTAAGACCTCCAAAACCTACAATAAAGGCCGTCCCGTACTGGCTGGACCCCTCAAGGCTTAACCATTGAATAAGGACCGGCGTAAGGTAATTGGCCGACATTGTGCCGGTAATGATGCTTAACAGCTGTTCCTTTATTGAACGCTTTTTCTTTATCGTAATAAGAGACCCGAAAAACCCGCCGACCATTAGGCCAATGTTTATACCGATCTCGCTTAAATTCCAGTTCATAGGTCAGTTCTTATATACCAATCTTCTTGGTTATTTACAGTCTTGTCTAAAATATACCCGTGCTTTTCAAGTAGCTTCCGCGAAGGCTCCACAGTACCGAGGTTCCTATATCCGTCATGCTCGTATGTTATAACTCGGAAGGTATACACATCGAACGGAATGCGCTTTAAGACCTCTAACGTAACCGTAGGCGGCTCTAAATCCATAGACAGATAGTCTACTACTTTGGGTACGTTATGCTTTTTAAACAGCGTTTTAAAGCGAGCTTTACGCGCATCGCCTACTATTAGCGGCGTGTCTCTTTGCTCTTCCCATTCATCCGCA